AGGTTGTGGTGCAATAAATACATCTGCAACTAAATCATAAGTATAGCCAATAGCAGCATATTGTTTTCTTATGCGATTGTTATAACTTGTTTTAATCCAAGTACCACCAAGATTATCTATTAACCATTGATAACCTTCATCACCAACAGGGTCATTATTATCTCCAACAACAACTCTAACAACTACATTATTTTCATCAATTTCTGCCCAATGGCTCATTTTGCATACCTCAAAATTACTAATCCTGAACCGCCCGCTTTTGTTGTAACTCCATAATAACTTGCACCTGCGCCGCCGCCTGTGTTTGTAGTTCCTGCCACTCCTTCAGTCGATGTGCCATATTTACCGCCTTGACCGCCACCACCATAACCACCTGCACCGCCAGTTTCAGCACCACCAGAAGGATGCTGTGCACCACCACCACCGCCACCTGCATAATAATAAGTGCCGCCAACATTTTGACCTGTTGATGTTGTTAAACCCCAAGATGAATAAGATGATGAACCATTACCACCAGCACCTGCTATTCCTGCCGCACCTGCACCTGCACCTGCAACTGAATAACCACCGCCACCTGAGCCTGAGTATTGTGCGCCTAAAGTTCCACCCGCAGATCCTTGTGATCCTGTTGCAGCAGTTCCGTTATATTGCCAACCGCCACCGCCACCTGATCCACCATCTCTTGCTTTACCGCTTGGTGAGTTTGCGGTTTCACTTCCACCACCACCACCGCCATTAGCGGTTAATGAATTGAATGTTGAGTTTGTTCCACTATTTCCAGTATTTGCATCAGATGGTGCGCCACCACCATTGCCTGAAACTCCAGCACCACCACCGCCAATAACAATGGAATATCCAGTGGCACTTAAAGATGATGAGCCATTTATTAAACCACCTGCACCACCACCGCCACCACCTGATCCGCCACCTGCACCACCGCCACCAGCAATTATTAAGTATTCAACTGTTAAAGATTGTAAAGGTGTAAATGTTCCGTTGCCCGTAAATGTATGATAAAAATATGAAGCATCATCAGTTATCGTTCCACCTGTTGCTTTTGGAACAGCAATATAATTTGATGAAGCAAAAACTCCCAATTTGAACATTAAGCAATATCTCCAATGCAAATCCATTCGTCAGTTGCAATTTTTACGCAAGTCATTGCTGAATATTGCACTCGTGTTTTTGGAGTTGTAGCGGTTGCTCCTGTTGATCTAATAGTTACACCTGCTGCTCCTGAAACAGTAACTTGACCTGCACCTGTTTGAGCAATGTTTATTGAAGTTCCAGTTGGAAAAGCAACTGAACTGTTTAATGGAATAGTTACCGCAATTGCCCCTGCGTTTGCATAAGTAACTAATTTATTTCTTAAATCTGCCAAAACAAAAGTATCTGATGTTGTAGTTACAGCTCTTAAAGTTATTGATGCAAAAGAGGCATCAACAGCATTTCCAATGGTTCTAATGGCTGATGCGCCATCTTTTACTAAGTCTGTATCGCTTGGAATTGTCCAAGCAAAATTGGTGGTAGTAGTAGGCATTTCTCTCCTTTAGGCGATTATATCTGCATGAGCCCAGTCAATTGTAGCGGATATGGTATTCCAAGCCTCGCCAACAGGCACAGTATTCCATCTCATTGCTACCTGACTAAAATTCACAGGCGATAGGTTTATGGTTAAAAATAGTTCGTTAAATCTAGTGCTCCATTTCCAACCCTCAACATACCCTTCAAAACTGCCATTTTGGATTTGGCTTGGTAGGTCGGTGATATGGATTGGCTGACCGACAAATATGCCTAATAAAGCATCTCGGTCGGAATCATCTAACTCTGGGTTCGTTATCGGAAAAGTAATGCTGTCAAATAAAGGATATGGAACGGATCTTAAAGTAATGTATCGATCTGCCACCTCTTGAGCATTTGTCGCATCATGAATAGTTGAGTTGATTGTTTCTGACTTGTATCCATAAAGACCAATAGATGTGGCACTTGTGGCTGTTTTCTGAGAACCATAATTGTTCCCATAGTTAATATATATATCATTTCGAATATCGGCTGCTTTTGTGGCAGCTCTTAAGCCAGACCCCAAAGCAGTATTGGCTGAAACTTCGGTGTATCCATTTGCTGCTAAATAAGTCTGCCTGTGGTCTGCATCCGCATATCCAATGTTGCCTTGATTGTCCTCATATAAATAACCAAGACCACTATTTGCTATCAATGAAGCAATGTTATAAACAGTATCTGGCGTATCTGCTCTTGCTTCCATTTCATATAACCCTGGGCGATCAACTTCACCCAATCCAATGTTTTCAGCATTTGCCCAAGTTGTTGTCGGTGTGTAATTAGTCCAGTCTAAAGCTGCTGCAACTTCATTCCAAATGTTTGTCAAAGAATAGGAAAGCAAAGTGAATATCTGATCGCCGTCATAATCTTTGGTTAAAGTGTCATTGTAAACTTCTTTTGCTAGTTTAACTAGTGAACCCATTGCCAATAAGGAATAACTAACCACAGTTGCAATTGATCCAGTATTTCTAACCTCAACAGTTATGTCTGATAAATTGCCACCAAATAAAGGAACAAAAGTTCCTGCGCTGTTTTTTACTTCTAAAGTTAAACCATCATTGATTTGAAAAGGCAAAGTTTGACCAGATAGGGCAACCACCTCAACTTGCAAATAAGATGGATTTGGCTGTGTGTAAATATCATCTCGACCGGCTTGATGTGCTACATCTGAAACTGTGATGTTTTCGTAATCAACTCCATCAACAGTTAATTTCCAGTCGGGTGTCCAGACTGTCATTAGTTTCCTTTGATGCCGTTGTTATACAGCTGTGGAACTGATCTTGATGCGCTGTCATTTAATACCTTTGCAACTGCTCTTGCAGCACCTTCACTATCAATTGCTTGAACTGAAATGTTAATTGTGTTTCCACCTGATTGACCAAATGGAGTTCCTGTTGCACTTTGTGGCACGCCTCTAATTTGTGAGGATGGTGCAATATTGCTAATTGATCCAATATCTGCTCCGGGTTTAATTAAATTAATAACCCTAATGCTTTCATTTGCAAGGCTTATGATTAAGCCAATTGCTTCTCTGAGGAATGTAATAAATCCTTGAATAATGCCAGCCACAGCTGAAATGCCCTTGCCTAAACTTTCAGCACTTCTTTGGCTTTCTTTTAATCCAGCACTCAATCCAGCATCTCCAGTTAAACCAGCAATAAAGGCATTGAGAGTTGGGATGCCTGTATCATTTAGGAAGCCAATAAACTTTTCAACTTGTGGCAACAATGCAACTCCAAGACTTTCCTTTGCCTCATCAAATCCAACTTTTAAGCGATCAATCTTTCCTTGAAATGTTTCGGCATTTGTAGCTGCTGCTCCACCATAAAGATCTGCAAGTTTTTGTTGAACCTCTGTGAATGAAAGTGTGGCAAGTTCGCTCTTTGATAATCCAAGACCTAATCTGCCAAGAGCTGTGGTGTTGCCATCTTGAGCACGACCCAATGCATTTGCAACTGTTTCTAATTCGATTCCTCGACCTTTGGAAATATCTAAAGCAAGGTTTAATAACTTTTGCGCTTCCTCAGTTGATTTTGTCGAAACCGCCAACCTCTGCATTGCTGGACGAAGTTGGTCATCCGCCACACCAGTCGCCAAAGATGTTTTGAGGATCATTGCCTCAGTTGCCTTTATTTGCTCATCAGTAGCCCCTGTGGCTTCTCTTAAAGCATTAGCCAGCCTTAACTGTGCTTGCTCATCTTCTATTGCGGATTTGACCCCATCAATGGCTAATTTAGTGCCATAGGCAACGGCAGCAGCAGCAGCGACCGCAAATGCAGCAGCAGCCTTTTTACCAAACTCTGAAATCTTACTTGCGTTTCCTTCAACGGCTTTGTCAGCTTCGCCTAACTTCTTTTTTAGATCATCAACATCAGCAAGGATTGATAATTTAAGTGTGCGATTACCGGTTGCCATTAGACCCATTCCTTAATAATTCGATTAAAACTTGCTTCCCATTTGTTAATCAATTCAGGCTGAATTCTGCGAAGGGTTGGATAGATAAACCATCCCCGACTACCTCTGCCCTGCCGTCCTGAATATGTAGGGAACTGTTTGAACTTATTTGAACCAAACTCAACACCACCCCATAGGGTTTGCGTAGTAGCACCACCTGAAAACTTTTGTCTTGCGAAGCCATAACGGAACTCACCGATTTTACTTGACTTAGAGATGCTAACGCCGTCTGCGACTCTCTCCGCAACTTTGCCAGCCTTTGTTCTAGTCCTAGCTGCCTGTTTAATTTCCTCTGATGCAAAATACGCCAAAGCAGCAGATTGAGTTCTTGCTTCTTCTGTTGCTTGGTCATCCATAAGTTTGAACGCTTTGTAAATATCACGCAGATCATTTTTATTGTATGCGATAGTTTCATTTGCCACTTCTCGCCTCCAATACTTCGATCGCTGTTAATATGTCATCCGCATCAACCCATTCACTCATTGGAATATGAGTTGCAATTGCCAACTCAACCAATAATCTGTTTAGGCTTCCTGCTTTGTGGCTTTTGGGTCTGCATCACCGACTATTACATCGGCTACTGTTTCCATCCAAATATCCATTGGTTTGATTGGTTTGCTTCCGGCAACTTCACGCTTATGAGCATGATAAGCCAAAAACATAAGATCCCAAATACCCAGCTTCTCGGATGCTTGTCCAATGACATTTCCTGTCTGCTTTTCCCATTTTGCCCACTCAGGTGGTTGGGCAATATAAGTTGCTTGCTCACCTGAGTTATATTCAATTGTAATTGGTAATTTCATTTTGCTCCCGTTGTTAGATATTAACTAAAAGATTCTACTACTGCGCCCTTTGATACTGTGAAAGTAAAGGATACAGTTTGTGCATCAATTCCTGATCCACCAGCAGTTGGAAACTCTGGCTTTACTGGGAACACAAATTGCGCTCCTGATGCAGCTGTAAGTGTCATGCTGATATCTGTATCTGGTGCAGTTTCAGCAGCAGCCCACAGAGCCTCACAAACTGAGTTTGCCTTGCCCCAATCTGCCAACATATCCAATTGGAATGTTCCTGAAATGTTTGTTGTCTTGTATGCCTCGCCATCAAGGGTTTGATATACCTGACGCTCATTAACTTTTGTTAATACTGCATTTGTCGCTTGTGCTTGAATATCTGTTCCACCTGTGAAAGATAAACCAACATCACGACCGGTAATTACGACTGTTGCCATGATTTCTCCTTATATTGTTTGCGTGTAGTAGGTAGATACTCGAACATCTGCGATGAGCAGCGTTGATGCACCAACTTGAGTGACTGTCGGTCTTTCAACCGAGCTGACAATGTATCCAACTGGAATTACTGCCAGAACACTTATAATCAATTGCTCGATATTGTCGAGCGATGCAGGATTGCTGTTATATGCAACTGCAACTGTGATCGTCATATTAATTTTAGCCCGAATGTTTGTTTTGCTTATTGTTTCAAATTCAAGATACGGAGAATCTGGAACGCACACAATTGCTGGGGGAATTATAGACTCTGGAACCCAAGCGTATACATTGCCCGCAACAGTAGATAAAGCAGTTGCTAAAGGTGTGCGGATTTGTTCAAGGATTGTTTCGTTAGGCATTTATTGACACATGCTTTCAGGATCAATATATGATCCCAACAAACCAACGCATTTATTGAAAAGTGATCGACCCATTCTGAATGGTGTCGCTGTAAAATCTACTCCTTCGATTTGTCCTCCACCGGCAAGTCTGGCTTGAAAGACTTCAACTGATACTGTGTAGACGGCTGATTGAACAGCTGCATTTCCAACATAAGTTGATCCGCCAGAAAGGGCAGCAACTCCGGATGGGATGACATTAGCCTCGAGTATGTCGGCATTAGTGATCGATTGCGAAAAGGTATATTGTCCAAGATTATCTGCCAGCACAACTCTTGTTCCGTTGTAAGGTGTTCCGCATCCTGTGATGACAACTGATTGTCCT